GTTTACCATCCCATAATGCAAAGCTCGGTACCGCTTGGTACGCAGTCAATAAGTTCTCGCTCATTATTCTTTAGATGGTGATTAGGGTATAAATGTAATTGGGATAGGGAAAGTGTTTATATAATGGATTTGGGTATATAGATTTAATGGTACTGCGTGCTAAGAGAGCTAAAAACGGCAGAATGATGTACTTTAAAGATAACAAACTTATCTCTAAAGCTCGCTATTTGTCTGCTAGATCTCGCTCATCTGGGACTAAGCGATCTAAAGCACGTAGTCCAAATAAGAAAAACGGAGCAAGAAGAATGAGAAAATCCCTACCGCATCCATCAGTCACAGGTATGGCTAGTGGTTTAGCAATAGCCAATTACCTAAATGCCGGTACGATGACCAAAAGCGGTAAAACTTTAGACGGAGTTCTAAAAGATGTTACCGATGGAGAACTCGGAAAGGCTTTCAGTACTTTATCAAACAATGCGGTTGGCATGGTTAGTAGTGATACAGGTCGTAAAACTTTAGTTAGCGCTGGAGTTATTGCTGTAGCTGGAGCACTTGCACGTAGACAATTCCCTCAATTAAAACTTGGAGGGTCAAAGTTATATTTCAGACTCTGAAGTATAGGATAAACAAAAATGTCAATAGTAATAAGTAGATCGGAAACACAATTAAGTGCCACTGGCGCCTTCCAAGCCCTGGATAATATCGGAACGGCTAGCGTAAGTTCTAGTTTTACGGTTCCCACAAATGTATCGGCTATACGCCAGCTCACAATTTCAGTGACTGCAGACGGAGCCGAGGAGTTCGTACCTTTGGTTAAGATTTCAGGAAACTGTATGCAAGATGGCGATGCTATCTTTGCGGGTTCACCTTCCTATGGCGCTGTCGCAATGGATGCAATAACATATGATACTAATCTGTCAGTACAAGCGGGAAATTCTTGTGAATTTTCAATAGCTGTTACAGATAGCGCCACGATTTCGGCTGTCGTAACTGCGCAGTTTGAATAGATTTGGCAAAACGTACAAACTCCCCCTGGAGTAAAACCTACAAGGAAGGATTACCAACAACGGCAGTTGATGATCATGTTAACATTAATCAAACAGTTAGTGGAACAATAACCACTGGAGTTATTGATTCAGCAACGGGTCAATGGCAGGGTATTACTGTTTCAGATAGTGCTTTCACTTTAGACGCAGTTCATGAAGCGGTTCCTAATGGTGGTGCTGTTACAAGTCCCCAAGGGGCAGGTAATGAAATTGCTATGACAGGATTTAACGACGTAACTCTTGCTATTAAGCCAACTATAACAGGAAACTATGCATTGATCGCGGTAATGGGTGGCGATGATTATTACGCTAACTTAACACCTCCAAATGGCGGTGCAACGTTAATAATGCAAGATATTATTACAACTAATTTTGAACGTGTATTAGATGTATCCGCTGAAGCATTAACAGCGGATGTGTGGAATATATTTACAATACACAACCGTGCCAGAGGGCAAAAGCTAATGCAACTTAAGATTACAAACAATACTGGCTCTGAAGCCGACATACAATTTGCATATTTAAGAGTCGTCTGATCAATGGCTGAAGAGTTTGGTGGAACGTACACCCCTCCCGATTGGTCAAAGTTTACATTTGAAGATTTTATAGGGCCTACTGCCAAAGAAACATTTTTAAAATATGGAGTTTTACCTGATACCAGGACAGACGAAGAGAAAGCAAAAGATAAAGAGCAAGCTGATAAAGTTAAATCTTTATGGCCATTGTTACTTATTCCTTTAGCAACTTGGTTATACAGTAAAAGAAACAAAGATGATAATATTATGGAGTCAATAGACTCCGTAGCACTTGTAAATTTCTTAACAGGTTATCAAGATTATATCATGGGTGCTCTTTGGGCTATAACTAGCCGATTCTCTCCGACATTACAAAACTTATCTTTGACACTAGTCGGAGCTGAAACAATACCAACACTAGATCTTAATCTACCAAAAGGCGTTATGTTAGGTTCTTGGTTAGCGGTTGGTGATTATGCAGTCGGCTTTGTGGCTAATACCAAAAAGGATGTTGGTGATCTAATTGAAACTGGCAAAACTTCAGAAACAACTGGCCCATTAGACATTCTAATAGCTAGTATTTTGTCTGTCACTGGTTTATCTAAATGACGGATAATACTTTTTTTGTTATTTGGTTAGTTTCCTTTTTTTTATATTTTGTAATTTATACGTTTTGGATCCCTTATAGAACCCAAGTCCGTATTGAACAATGGTTAAGAAGTGAGGATTCAGATGATACTTTACTTTTATCAATGGGAGTAATTGTAAAATCAATCAGAGAACAAGCATTGCATGATTTTGAAGAATTTATGTTACCAAGAGCCAGGGAAAGTTTAACTAAATTTTGGAGTGGTGCAATGGGTAATGCTGTAAAAGAGATCGGTAAAACCGAAGAGGGTTCCAAAGCAAGGATGCTTTCGGATATGGCTAAAGATTTAAGTGGTCAGCCATGGTATGTTCAACAATTGGCCACGAAATTCTTGCCGATCATTGAAAACGCAACCAAAACGCCAGGGAACGCAAAAAAGACACTAGAAAAGGGCTTAGGAATACGCAAATAATGCACTTCTATGCAAAAGTAAGCCATCCTAAACACCTTTCCCTTACACCAACCTACCTAATCCTTTAACTCGGGCTCTAGGAGCTCCATGATGTTTTCTAATTCATTGCCTATTGAAGCTAACAACATGCATGCAGTATCTGATAAGTCAGCATCTGATTTATGTTTATTCCATATATCAAGAGATGATAAGGTATGCCACTTGCCATCCATTCCTTTTACTGTAAGCGCCATTATTCACACTCCAGGCATTTATACATCCAATTAGCTAATTGGTGATTAGCCATAGTAGCACCACACTTTTTACAAAGCATTATTTATCTCTGGATTCAATCCTTAAGTCAAAACCTAACTTCTTGCTATTGAATACTTTATAGACTGTTTTCTTATTTGTCTTATTAATACCCCCTCGCTCATCTAAAGCCCATTTCGCTAAGGTTGATTCTTTACCAGTTCTAAAGATACATACGCTATCGTGTCGATGTTTATAATTCTCGTTACTATGAGAAATTAACAACACTTCAATACCTAGATAGTGTTGGTCTTTACCACTAGAATCCGCTTTAATAAAGTCTTGATCCATATTACCAGTAAAGCTTAGGATAGCATGTTTACCATCCCATAATGCAAAGCTCGGTACCGCTTGGTACGCAGTCAATAAGTTCTCGCTCATTATTCTTTAGATGGTGATTAGGGTATAAATGTAATTGGGATAGGGAAAGTGTTTATATAATGGATTTGGGTATATAGATT